AACCAATCAATATAGGTAATCCATCTGGATATATTTCAATTAAAAGATTAGGAGAATTAATTCTATCTCTTATGGGAGAAGATGTTACATATATAGAACATACAGAAGATAGGTCAGAATTAGAAGTCGAACAAAGAATACCGGATATATCAGAAGCAATACATTATTTAAAATGGAGTCCGAAAGTTACATTGATAGATGGTTTAAAAGAAACAATAATGGAGATGAAAAATGTCTTTCCAAGAAAAATATGATGATATTTTAGGTGAAGAAAACAAATGTGATAGATGTGGAAAATCTAATGCTGTAACATATCATCAAAGAACAATGTATGAAAGAGAAGAAGATAATTGGGTTACTTTATGTGAGTCATGTAAGGAAGAAAATGATGAGTATTGGGATCAAATGTGGGATGAATATTATAAAGGATGTTTTTAAAAGGAGATGAAGAATGATTAGTTGGGATGAATATTTTATGACAATGGCTTATTTAGCAGCAATGAGAAGCAAAGATCAGTCCACACATTGTGGTGCTGTGATTATTGATGATATGAAAAATGTGGTAGCTACCGGATATAATTCATTCGTTAGAGGGATCGATGATGATAATCCACATAGACAAGAACGACCAGAAAAATATCTGTGGTTTGAACATGGTGAAAGGAATGCTATTTATTCAGCAGCTATGAGAGGATGTACTCTTAAAGGATGCACCATATATGTAACTGGTATCCCTTGTGCTGACTGTGCAAGAGCTATTATTCAATCAGGAATTAAAGAAGTGGTTGTAAGATCAAGAGAAACATTTGGTAGTGAATGGAATGACAGTATGAAAGTTGCATGTATAATGTTTAAAGAATCTGGTGTAAAATTGAGAGATACAGAAGCAGATTTCATTAGAGAAATATACGAATTTACAAGAGGAGAAAAACTTTAATGGCACAAAAATTTTCTACTGTAGACAAGGAAGAACGTAGGGTAATTGAAAATGAACTTGATAGTCAGTCTCAAGCACTTGGTATGGATTCATTCGAATCATATGGTAATGATGGTCATACTGGAATGAAAGCAATAGTCGGTATGTGTTATAATTGTAAGAATCTTAATTATTGTAAGACAGAATTTGGTAATGTACATGCTGTATGTTCGATGTTTGATTTTAAATTTAGTGGTAAGAATAGAATTACTGAATGCAATTTACATACACCTAAGAATGTGTTGTCCTTACAGGAAATGTATAATATTGCATGGCTTATTGATAAGGATACTGGTAAAAAAGTAAATGGATTTGTAGGTGATAAGAAAGATTAGAAGTGGATTCACAACACATCCACTTCTTTTTAGTCACTTGGGCCTTTTTGAGTAGTATCTTCTACTTCGGTTGCTGCCTTGTTATCGAAATGACTATCGATATAGAAAGCACCAACACCAAGAAGAATAGCTACCACCAAAGCAATAACCCATCCTGTTTTACCTTTCATAAAATCACCTCCTCGTATGTATTTATATAAAAAAAGGGAAACAAGCTCATAACCTGTTTCCCTTTTTATTTCCTAAATCTAACTGCTAATTACTGAGGCAGATTAGACAACTGTACCAATTGATAATACTCTCTAGCCCCGAAAAGGTGGTTGTGAATCGCATATCTACTCATCAAACCAACTGTTGGATGGAATGAGTTTTCGAATACGGCTCTACTTGCCAGCAACTGAATGTATGGCAGATAGATAACACCAGTATCATATTCACTTGGACCCTTGTAACCGACGATCAATTGATCTCTTGTTTCGAAAGTATCTCTATAAACAACGAGTCTACCATCAAGAGAACCAATTCTACTTACACCCGTAGGCTGAGTAGTTACATCACCGGGAACAGGTGCGATTGAAAAAGCAGCCAATGTTTCAAGAACCGCAACGGCTCTTGGATTACCGACCAACCAGTTACCAGAACCACGTCTAGTATTGATAGCGATATCTTGGGTACGTCTGATAATGTGGTGATACAGTTCCCTATATCTTTCCATTTCCCAACGTCCTTTAACTCCCTGTGCTGAAGCCAAGAAGTCCCAAGTTGTATCGTACCCGGAAACACCCCTTACTGTTGCATCGATAGCTGCAATTAGCTCTCTATCAATTTCTTGGGTAATTTCGTAGGCAAGAATGTCCATCATTTCTTCCTCAAGATTCAGACCATGCATGGCCTTCAAGTCCTGAGCAATTTCTAATGACCATCTGCTTCTCAATTTTCTGGTTTTTGCTTCTACCTGAGTCTTTTCAACGGTCAGGTTGACTTCTCTGATATGAGTACCAGCACCAATTCCAAGTCCGATATCATTACCTACACCACTTCCTGCCTTTGAGCCAAGGGCTTCACCAGCAGATGTGATATAAGAACCTGAGTAACTTGAATCGATGTTGTTATAACCCAATTCAGTAGAATTAGCGGTATAGGTTCCAGCGGTTGTACCAGCTCTAAAACGTAGAGCAAAAGCCAAACCAACAGGGCCTGTCAATGGTTGAACACCCACCAACTGATGTGCCACCAGTTCGGGGAATGTACGTCTAACCATTGGTACAGCAATTTTGTGAAACATACCACTTGTTGGATATGTGGCACCATCGATACCACGACCATCACCAGCACCCAATGAATCGGCACCAGTACCCCAACCTGTAGTTTCCATCAAGAAATTATGCTGATTTTCAAGCATGATCGCTGTGGATTTTTTCACTCTATCGGAATCGATTGCTTTACCTTCTTGCAGAACCGCATCCCATTTTTTCACTAAGTCTCTAATATCCATAAGTCATTTTCCTCCCATTAAATTTTGCAAACTAAAATCTTACAATTTTTTGTTTACACTTTGTTCTCTTTGAGAACATTCAAATAACGATTCAGATGTTGTTTGAAAGGAGAATCATCTTCTTCATCAAGATTTTCATCTTCATTTAGGACTTTTCCCTTTCCTTTTGTGGATTCATTTGAATCATCATCATCGTCTTCGTCATCATCTTTTCCTTTCTTCTTTTTTTCGAAAGGATTCTTTTTCTTTTTCTTGCCATCGTCATCATCATCGTCATCATCATCGTCATCATCATCGTCATCTTTTCCGCTATAAGCTTCAACTATGATTTCAAACTTTTTGTCGATTTCGTTACGATCTTTGACACCTTCAAGCATAGACATTACATGACCAGTTTGTTCAACTGTTAAACCATCACATTTCTGTCTTAAGTAAAGTTCTGCGGCCAATTCTTGTGCGTCACCCTTGATTTCAAGTTTATCCGCAATAGTTTCATCCAATTGACCTCTTAGATTCTGGATTTCAGTCTTTGCCTCTTTCAATAGAGATTTGACTTCTTCATCCAACAATCCTTCATCAACACCAAGTCTAACCTTGAACTGTTCGATCAAATCAGAATAAAGCTCACCCTTTCTTGCGTATTCAAGAACTTTTTCGGGGATGTTCATTTGCTCATCAAGAATTTCATCTACAAAATTCGAAAATTTTGAAGTAATGTCTTCTTTATAAGCATCAAACTTTTCCTCATACTGTTCAATGAGTTTATCCTTTTCTTCTTTCAACAATTCATCAACGGCTTCTTTGGCCTTGACTTCAATCAAAGTATCTAATTTTTCTTTGATTGCATCCTGTTTCTGTTCGTCCAATTTCTGGACACCAAGCATTTCAAGAAGTTTATCCATAAGCTATTTCCCTCCTATACTAAATTCTACTATTATTTATATAACTTAGTGAAAGTACACAAAAAAAGCCCAAAAATGCGGAATAACCGCACTTTTAGGCTCCATTTTTATTGAGTATTTTCTATTACTTAAAGATTGATTTCGATGTATTGTAAATCCATTGGGCTTGTTTTTGTGAAAATCCTTTATTTTTTTCATAGGATTTCATCATACCTTCGGCCATTTTCTTGACATCTCCATCTGAAGATTTAAGAATAGCTTTCAAGGTTCCTAATGCATCGGCAGTAGAATCTTCATCCAACATTGGATTCAAAACTTTTTCGTATGCTTCCATGATTCTACGATTTGTACCATCATTTTCGTAATCTCTAGTAAGTTTTTCTGGTATTGTTCTCATTATTCTCTCCTTATTTTTTAATCAGTTTCCATCCAATATTTACAGCTTTATCTAATGGCATGGAAGTAAATTGTTCGCTTGTTTCTTTTTTTAGGGCATCAGCAATAGTGACAAGCATATTAGCGGTGGTGGCATCCAACATCATATATCCGCTTTTCTTATCCTCTGATACTTTTCCATTTTTATTGACATAAAGCATCTGATGATTTTTAACGACTTTTCTTGCAGCATCAAGCCATGATGCTTCATATAATTCAGTTCCTTCTTTAAAAAGTTTCATAATGTCACCACCGGCAACAAAATCAGGTAGCATCTTATCTATATCTTTCCATGTAACAGTTTTCATTTTCGCTACTTTAGGTGCAAAAGATGTCATTGTTTTGTATTTTTTCATTGCAGCAGCAATAGTTTTTCCTGATTTTTTTACCTCTTTTGGAGAACCAACTGACGTATGTTTTGTTGGAAACTTTCTTTTCTGCATTGGGCCTATGAAATCATCCCCCGGTGTTGTTTCTCTATATGCTTCTAACAATCTTTCGGCAAATTCATTCATAAGCATCTTATCGTATGCAGATAGAATTTTTTCATTAGCTTCTCTGTTAGTTGCACTTCTGTTTATAATATTTTCGTATAATTTTCCCATTTTTTACTCCTAATATGCTTTCTTTTCTTTACCTTTAAGGTATTCATATTCATCTATACCGTTTTTCATTACTACAACATATCCATCGGTTTTCATAGATGCTTTTTTAGCTTCTTCTCTTGCTGCTTTTAATGTTGGAAAATTCTTTGTTTTTCCAGGCCCACTTTTAGCACCATATGAAACTGTAAAAGTAGCTTCGGAAATTTCATCAATAGTTTCCATTAAATATTTAAAGTATGCTGCTTGGGCTTCCTTGATTTTATCTTCATTCATATCTGTATCTTTAACACCGGGAATTGAAAATTCCCGACCTTCATAGATACCGTTCACCCATGATGGTTTATTTGAAGGATCAGTAACCAAGTCATATGTAATCAGATTAAAATCCTCATTGACATATCCATCTTCAGCTACAGTACCAAGACCCCTTGATGAAATACCCATGGAACCTTCTTTAACCAAAGTCTTAGCAATTTGACCCATAGGAGTATCAAGCAATTTGGCTTTTCCATATACATTGTTGCCTTTCCATTCCAAGGTTTCGATCTTTAGAGCAATCTTGTCTGGATTAACTTCTGGATTCGGTGGATGTCCTAACTCACCCCATAGGCAGTTCTTACCAATCTTGTCCTGTACTTTGGTAACCTCTCTTTCAAGAATCTTTCTGCCATATTTACGCTTGTTGTTGTTTTCCATTTCAGCGGTAGAAAAAATACCCGCAATATATATGGATTTGTCTTTACCCTCTGTCAAGGCAAAATCATAACTGGTTTCTGTGATTAATTTCATTATTCTTCTCCATCATCGTCTGTTTTTTTATCGTCTACTTCAGGTTTTGGTGCTGGATTTATATCCTGTTGTAATCCTAACTTATCCTTTAAAAATATGTCTCTTTTACCTGAAATTTCCTTTGATATAATATCTTTTGCATCTACAAATTGATCGTTTTCAAAATGATCTAACGCTTTTTTTATTGCTTTTTTGTCCATTTCACAATCTCCTTTATCTTATTTATAATTATTTATATATTTTTACCAATTAGGTGTGTTTCCACCATCTTCTTCTGCCAATCCAAGCTGAGTATCTTTCTTCTTACCGGCAACATTGGCTTGAATTTCTTCATCATCCCACTTGAGATAACGCTTCATTAGATAATACTTTGACATTTCTGGTCTATCTGCCAACTGTTGATAGTTATTAAATCGTGAGTCAGTAAACATCTGCTCCATCTGTTCTTTATATTTAGATGGTGCATTCATGACTACTTCGATCTTACGACTTGTCAGATCATAGTCCTTTTTCATTCCCTTAAATTCCAAATGCAGAATGAACATATCAGTCAAGTCTTTACATACTTTTTTCTGTTGACGTTCAAGGAATTTAGCCCACTTGATTTCATCTCTGGAAATTTCAGATGTTTGTTGACCACCAAACATTGATTCGGCATCTCTATTTTCTTGTGCAGCGGATACTCTTGAAGCAGGATATTTCAATGATCTGTATAGCTTTTTCTGAAAGTAATATACATCATCCAATTCACTAAACATATTGGTGTTACCACCAATAACATCAATATCAGACCCACGACCATCAGCGGATTGTGGTAGATAGAAGTTTTCAAGTATACCCATTACATCAGGTTGATTAGATAAATTACCTGTAGATGGATCATAAGATTGTTTCTTAGTCATTTTCTGTTTAATCTTTTCAACATACTTCAGGGCTTTATCTTTCGGCATTGATCCAGTATCGATCTTGAAAACATATCTTTCAGGAGCACGAACAATACGCATGATTATAACAGCGGTTTCCAAAAGTTTTAGTTGATTAAAAGGAACCCTTGCCTTATCCAAATATCCTATGATTTCATATCTTGATGCACCATAAATACCATAATCCACAAAACCAATCTGATTAGGATCAAAAAGAATTAGTTCTTTTTTTGCAGCCATTTTTCTTGCTTCATCTAACGTAGCTGGTTTCTTGGTTTTAGGTCTTAGATATTGAATAAATTGTGTTATTTTTCCTGATATAGGATCGTAATAAAAATCCATTGTTTCTGAAGGCAGTCTTTTAACATTGATGATACCTTGTTTGGGTTTCTTTTCATCGATCACCCTTTCATAATACAATCTTCCATCAATAAAATATGTCCAAAGCATATCCCAAACTTTATCTTTCATATCTATTTGTTCTCTGAATAAAGAATCAAATTCACGTTTGAGATTATTGACAATATTTTCATTGGTTTTTAGGTTTTTGTCTCTGATTTCTAAATGAAATACTTCTCCAATGTCATCTTCTTGTGTTGATTCATTTACGGCATCTTCAATAACATCCGAAATTTCAGGTGTACCTGCCATCTGACGATATTCAAACATTCTTTGTACTTCATTCTCAAATACTCTATTGATGTAGCTGTTATAGAATAAATTGAATCCCTGAACTTGAATATTATTGAAACCGGGAATTTCGGCAAGTGTTTCCCAACCTTCACCCTTTTGAGCCATAATGGTTTTAAGGCTTTTTCCGTATTCACCTTTTCCACTAAAGGCTTTAATTTCCTCTTTTAACACATTTTCGGGGGCATCATCACCCCATTTCATACCAAATAATTTTCCCATA